AAACTATCGGCATTTAAATATCTTCTAATTCTCTCTCTAACCTCTGGTCTTAAGTGTGATTCTTTACGAGGAAGAGTGAGCATCTCATCGATGTCTGCCCAAGAAACGGGTACGTCAAAACAATCCCCTCCTGCTTCTTCAGGAGGGGAAGGAAAGTCGACATAAAAATAATTTTTTACAGTAGTCGGAGGAAAAGCATTTAAACGATGATAATTGAACAACGTCCTGATTTTATTAGCCTTGTTATGATGACGAGCATTCCTAATTACTAATATAGTTAGCAGTTCGGGACATGTATACCAGTCAAAATTTACACCTCGCTGTATCATATTGTCGTACATGCTATGAAAAGCTTGAAGTTGAGTATTAATCCCTGCTTCTAGATTACCTATTGCTTCAGCTCGATCAACATGAAGTAGTCTGCTAAAGGAAAAATGTGATTCTAAAAGCACTCTAAATGACTGAGCCAGATCTTCAAACGAATGCGTCAACATGAACAACTCCTAACTCAATGAAGAAAAATAAAAGGATAGATAACAATCACTACCGTGAAGTTATATTTCATTGAAACAAAGGCTTTATAGACAATTAGATAACATAAAAAAAGTGAACCTAACCTTAAGGCTTCCATGCCCTATTTTATCCCTAATTGACACTGTTAGCATTAATTAAGCAGCTATTTCGCCAAGGTTACAAATTTCCGGAAGATTTGCTCTTACCAGCGCCTCAGCGAATGGAGGTGGAACTGCATTTCCACATCGTGCCACCTGCTTATCCTTCGCATACTTCACGCCGCGTAAGTCTCTGTCAATGATGTACCACTCTGGGAAGCCCTGGGCGGCATAGAGCTCGCGCGGCTGCAGCATGCGCATGCCGATATCCACAATGCGATACACCACGCCATCAACAGTCACCAGCCCATCAGAATCCTCTCCGCAATACTCCCGCAGGAACGCCAGCGCCTGCGCAGCGCGCTGTTCGTCATAGCCATCTGTCGCCAGGCTGCTCTGAACGTTCCCGACATGCAGGCCGCCCGCCGTGAGCCCCGGCGCTGGCGCATCAACCACTCTCCCGTCCCGGCATGTACCGCGCAGTATCACTAGATGCGATGTGACCAGGCCATGGTGATCGGTGGTGGTGACTGTGTGTACCGGTTCGTCCAGAGCCACACCCGCGCCCTGGTAGTTCCCGCCGAAGTGCTTAACCAGATTCGCCGCCACCAGCCCGAACTTGCCGCCACCGGCGACCACAGTACCCAGCGGTTTATGCAGTCCCGGTACGCGCGGTTCCTGCCCAGGGCGCTCGCCGTAGCCCATCTGAATCAGGGTCGTGGACACCAGCTGCGATTTACCGCCACCACCGGCGGTGATCGTAGCGCTCGGTTCGTCGGCGCGATGCCCGATGCTGGCACCGAATTGCCGGGCAATCAGCGGGGCCAGTACGGGCGCGATGACATTAGTCCGGTTCTGTGTGAGCAGAGTGAAAAACGGTTTGTTAACCGGGCGCGGCCTCATCTGAAATTCAGATCCACCGGTGCCGGCAAACAGCGGAGCCATCACTGGGGTCGCGATCGCGTAGCCATGCGTTTTGGTGATGGTCTGCAGCGGCTCTGCCAGCGCCTGACCGCGGAAGCAGTCGTATTTCCCTTTCGTCGTGGTGTGGTTGCACTTCACGATAAACGGCGAGGCGCTATCAATCACGAAGCGCTGGATGCCGCGCGCGATACGCTTAAGCGTGTTCTCCGCCAGCGGCTTCTTACGGTCGAAAATGGACTGTGCTGGGATAGACCAGTCAATACATTCCGCCGCGGTACGCCATGGAGCCAGTTTGCCGCCCTGCACTACTGGCGTTTTCGGATCCCCGTGAGTCGGCGCTGGCCAGGTCACCGGCACGCCGTCGCAGCGCATTACCATGAAGAATCGCTTCCGGATGGTCGGCGCGCCAAAGTCGCAGGCGCGCAGTTCTCGGTGGTCAACGGCATAACCCAGTCCGGCCACCAGCTGCTGCGCCTGCACTCCGTCGGCGGCAATGCCCAGAAACTCACAGCATTCCACCAGCGCCGGATGCCCGGCAGGAATACCGCCAGATAGCATGCCGCAGAACGCCTCAAAGGTTTCTCCGGCGCGGGCCGGGTCCGGGCGCTGTCCGCCGTCTGCCGATACGATAAGCGGGCCCCACGTTTTGAACTCTTCCACGTTCTCGAGCATCATCACGCGAGGACGAACCGCCAGCGCCCAACGAATGACGATCCACGCCAGACCGCGGATTTCTTTCTCCACAGGCTTCGAGCCTTTCGCCTTCGAGAAGTGACGGCAATCCGGAGAGAACCACGCCAGCCCCACCGGGCGGCCCACCGTCGCCGTGCACGGGTCGATATCATAGACGCTTTCGCAGTAATGCAGCGTGTCCGGGTGATTGGTGCTATGCATGGCCACCGCGTTCGGGTCGTGGTTAATCGCAATATCCACGCTGCGGCCAATGGCCATTTCGATCCCTGTGCTGGCCCCACCGCCTCCGGCAAAGTTATCAACGATAATCTCTCTCACGCGTACTTCTCCATAGCAGTGGCCAGCGAACGGGCAGCGGTTACGATCGCCGGTACCGGCATTTTCTCCAGCCACATCCGGTTGATGTGGAACTTCAGGCGTCGCTGGTGGTGCGCCGGGAGATCCCCGGCGCTTTCAACATGTGCGTAAACGAGTCCTACCTCAGCAGGCCAAACTGTTTCCGGCACATCCACCAGCAGCAGGCGCTCCAGCTCTATGATGCGGCTGGTGGCGTATTGCAGGAGCGGATCGGTAATGTTCATGCAGTAAGCTCCTTTCGGCTAAGATCCATCAACGCATCATGAAGAGCCTTTGCACCTACTTCTCGTTGAGCAGCAACTTCGTAGCTAATGCCGTTCGTCTCCATGATGCAGTCCCTGTCGAGATATTCAGAGCATTCATCCAGCACCTTGGTGATATCTTGTTGCTGCAGGGCCGCCAGCGCATCACGCTGTTTAGCCGTTTCGCGCAGCGCAGCCGTAGTGCAATCTAGCCGCTCGGCCAGGCGAGACATCATTTTCGCGATGTCGATAATCGGCGTATCGCTGCTCAGCGCCTTCGCAAACTCATGGCCAACCGCGACCAGCTCTCTGTTGTTCAGTGATTCACTCATGCCCGCGCACTCCCAAAAATTTTATGAATTTCGTAGCCCTGCCAGTTCTGACGGCATACATCGGCCGCTGATGGCGCTGCTGGTATCCGCGGCTTCGGCTGCTTGATTTTTTCCTGCCAGCGCTGCACCAGCTGGTATTCCGGATGCTTCGGTTTACCGATATTTTTGACGATTCCGGCCACACTCAGCCGTTTGAGACGGTCGTAGGCCTCACGGATGTCGCAGCCGAGCAGCTTACGGATCTGGCGGGGCGTTGCCGGTCCGTTTGTCTCGATGAACTCCACGATGGCCTTTTGCTTTGGTTTTAAGCGGTTGCACACGGTCAAACCCTCCCCTGCGCCTGGCGGCGCTTGTACTCGGCCATCAGCATTTCTGCGGGCGTCGGCCCCCGGTCCTGGTTCGGTGCTGCCAGTGCACGGCGGACCGGTGGGATCGGCTTACCTTCAGCAACACGCTTTTCCCAGTGCGCCAGCAGATGCCCGGCTTCACTGAGCAGCTCTTTCTCATTCATCTGGCGGTCAACACCCCGGTGGCGCAGCTCCAGACAAACGTGATACAGCAGCGGCTGTGGCCACGGGTATTGCTCACTGGTGGGGTATTTGAAAACGAGCTTCCGCCACTTCCAAAATTCGGTCATGACGTCCGCTGGGCTGATACCTAACAGCCCCTTGCCCTCACGGCACCAGGCGACAAACTGTCCCGGCGATGGCCAGAACGGTGACACGCTGGCGCGCGCTTTCTGCATCCCGGCTACAAGCTGCTCGCGGCTCCGGATGCCGTTTTCGGCGAACGTGGCGATCCACTGCTGTTTGGCCGTGCGCTCATCCGCTTCGCTGCGCAGGTTGGTCTGCGTGGATGCCGGAAAGACCTGCTTGAGTTGACGGAACAGGAGATCCACCATGCGCTCAGCGTCGCTGTTGATCACCTTGGCCTGCTCGCGGCTGCCGCCTGCCATGCGCGCCAGCATTTCGCCGTCGCGGCTCTGTACTGCATGAAACAGTTCGTGGTTCATATGAAATCCTTCCAGGCTTCAGGGCTGTTCCAGTGCGCGTCACTGGCCGGTGCATCGCTGGTGGTCTTACGGCTGCCATCCTCGCGGTGCAGCACCAGTGTGTCCCACTGCTTACGCAGTTTGGCGGGCGAAAGGATGTTTTTGTGCCAGAACGAATCCTGCGCAGCCCATTTGAACAGCTGGCAAATTTCGCGATGCGTGCGGCCGTCGAGCTGGCGCATCATGCGGATGTCATTCGCCCAAGATGTCAGGTTCGTTTTTTTCATCGAAGGCTTGGTGATGTTGCGCAGGGCGAGCATCCACTCTGCGCACTGCAGATCTTCAGCGGTACCCCACTTGTCACCTGCGGGGGTCTGAACTGCAGCATCAGGAAGAGATTTGGATTTTTTCTGACGATCATTAAATACGTTAGTATTTAATATTACTTCTTGTTCATGATGCGCGGGTTTAAGCGCGCCCTCATGCTCGGGGTTATGCGCGGCACTACCCTCCGAAGCCGCGCCGTTACTGGATTCGTTATGCGCGGGGCAATGCTCGCTGTAATGCGCGCCGTTATGCGCGGGTAAATCGTCCATTTTTTGAGCATAAAGCGCATAGTTTGTGATGGTGATTACGGTACCTTTCCGGCGTTCCCCGGCAGTGGTGATCATCCCTTCCCGTTCAAAAAGCGCAAGCATACGGTCCACTGCATGACGGCTCGTGGGTTCTCCGTTCCGGTCGCATAATGCCAGTCCCAGATCGGCTGTGGTGGTCACCAGTTGTCCGGTCTGCAACGGCCACTGACGGCCCTTAAAGTTGGCCGTGTAGGGCTGTCTTGCAGCGGTAAGAAGCAGATTGTCCCACAGGGTGCGGAGGTAAACATCTTTCCCCCAGGACTGCTTCAGTACACTCCGATACAACGGGATGAAACCGGTCTTCTGGTTCTCCATCCTGTTGCTCCTGGCGGCAGTGCGTGCCGCAAAATCGGCGTAAGCGACATTTGACATAGCTATACCCCTTTCGCCTGGTGTTTTAAAAAAGCGTTTGTCATAATGACCTCGCAGTTGCTAGCCGTAATTGCACCCGAAAGCCGTTGGTGTTCGCGCACCTCGGCTTTCACCATTTTCAGGCCTGTCATATTCCCCCCAGCATCGTCGTTACCATCGCCATAAGAGGCCCGGCCAGATCAGGCTCAAGTCTGAAAAGCGCGGCTATACCCTCGCTCATCTCCTTCAGCTTCTGATGCCTGGGAGCATCCAGCAGAACAGCGCGCTTTGCCTCAGCAACTTCCTTTTCGGCCTGTGCCAGTCGCGTCAGCTTGCAGTCACCGCCCACCAGCGCACCGCGATGCTCAAGCGGAAGAACGGCCAAGATGGTGGGCGTCAGCTGGCGCACCCGTTCGCGGCAATCTTCGGTATCGAAACGGTTATCGAGCCAGCGGAATAATTTCTGCCGGGCCCGGCTAATATCTGCCGGAAAATCGATGCCCTGCACGCCGCAGCTGCGCCACTGATCCACGATATGAGCGGCTACAACGTCTTGACCTGCTGCCGCTGCCCAGGCGCGGACTGCGTCGCGGATATCGATATGGTTCGGCTCTTTGACTTGAGAGCGATTTATCATCGGTGTCTGTGAAAAAGAGGTACTCTGTTGAAAAGTAAGTGTTTGCATGGTTACTCCTGTTGGGGAAGACCATCAGTAGGGTTGGGGTAAAGGTCAGGGCGTAACTCGTGTGGGGTAACTCTCCAGTCAATGGCGCGAGAGACTTTGACTACCAGTTCCCCAGGAACCTTATTTTTGAACCATCCGTTAACGGTTTGGGCTCTACGACCTAAGCGGCGACCTAACTCAGCCTGACTGCATACAGATAAGAGCTTTCGTTGAATGCGTAACTTCATGGTGATTCTCTGGTTGTTGAATATGGCGGTATAAAATCAAATTATATCGATAGTGTCAAATTATATCGATAATCATAACCTACAGAAAAAATCTGTATAATCGCTTTCATGTCAACAGGACTTCTTGTTGAATTGACTTATGGATGGACAGGCAATGAACTTTGGAAAACGTCTTCAGCAGGCTATTAGCGAACTTGGAATTTCTCAGGCTGAGCTTGGTCGCCGCGTCGGTGCCAAAGCTCAGTCTGTGAATGGCTGGTGTTCCGCAGGCATATTGCCTAGGGCTGAGATTTTAGAGCAGCTCCCTTCAGCTACTGGTCGTCCGCTTTACTGGTTCTTCATGACTGATGAAGATGAGCAGGTTCTTAAGAAAGGTTATTCTTCGATTCCTGAGCTAACGGAAGATCAAAAAAGGCTGCTGATGTTGTATGACATGCTTCTTCCTAATGACCGAGAAAACATGCTCAGGATTTACCAGAGCCGGATAGACGAGATGAAAGCCTGGGCTGAAAAACACGTAATCGGAAAGATTTAAAATCTGCTAGACCAGTTCCTCACCATACAACCCGCCACGAGCGGGTTTTTTTACGCCCTAAACCTTCCCGCCCTTACGATTCAATCGACACCTACAAATTTAATCATCAATTTAAATTGACACTTATCGATTGAATCGATAATACTAACCACATCAAAACGCAGTACCGACCACCAAGGCATGGAGCCCACGCAGTAGCTACCGGCGGCATACGAAGCACCGGTTAAGGTGGAATTATCAACACGCAGCAGGTTTTACGTTCTGACGCCGGGAAAGACCGGGAGGATGAGATGGCAAATACCAATCAGGCAGTACCAAACAGCGGGAAGGCAGTTCCAATGCGCAACCAGCGCACCGGCGCAGCCTGGCTCGTTTCTTTTAACTACAACGATGGCACTTACTGGCACGAGCCGCAGGGCAACCTGCGTCACATTCGCCGCCCGTATGCCGCCCGCAACATTGAGCCGCATCTGGTACCGGCGGGGACGCACTGATGAACACGCTATTCGCGCTAGTGCTGACCGTGGGTATGACCAACGGCGATTTTCAGGATGTGGTGCTCGGCGTGTATGAAGACCAGCGTCAGTGTGAAGCGGCAGCCGTTGAGCAGCATGTTGCGGGCGAGTGTTTCGAAGTGGAGCGCATCATCCGTAACGGCGAAAAACCAGCCGTGACCCTATAACGTAAAAACCCGCCGAAGCGGGCCTGTACGTCCGGTGCCACCGACCAAAGTACACCGGAAAACTACTTAAAAAAACCAAAGTTCACCCAATGGGCGTTATCTCTGGCCCAGGGATCTTACATCCAAAAATGAGGATCTGACATGGAATTTTTCTATTTAATCAAGGCAACGCAGAAGTCGGGGAAACCTGACGGCGTTATCTGGTTCAGTGCCAAAACCGAAGCACGCGCCGCCCTGACGCTCGATGTTGAGCTGGAAGAGGCTGGTATCGAAACTGGCCGAGGCAAAGACTACGCCAAACCGATCCGCACCGATTTTCCGATTGTCAATGACCTGCCTGAAGAAGGCGTCATCGACTTCACCTGGTGCGATCGCTATCAGCTTGCTGACGACCAGCGTACCTGGAACGTGATCCCCGGTGCCGCGCCACAGGATGAAACCGACCTTGCCCAGGCCAGCACCATCAACGATGCAGATCTCTCTGCCGCGCCGGTAACGGCTTCGGATACCGTTGATGCGGGCAACACCTCCCAGCTTGAAAATCGCACCCCGTCTGTCCGCTTCGCCGTCCATCTGCTGGGCGACAAATACCATTCGGAGATCAGCCAAGAACAGCAGATCGTCGCCAACGAATTGGCTATGGATGAGGCAAATGTTTATTTCCAGAACCTGCTGCAGGCCAAAAATGAAGTTCCTGATATGGGCGAACTCAGCCTTCACGCTGAGTGGAAACTGGTGCAGGCTGTCAAAGACGTTTTCCCGCAGCATAAAGAACACGAACCCGCGCTGCTGGCTGCTTTCATGTCGAGCTGGGTAAAAGCAGAAGTCAGCGACCGCGCCCAGCTTATTGAAGACTGGCTCGGCGGCAAACTGCCAGTCCCTGAACTCATCACCACCAGCGATCTTGGCGATGATGCGCCTATTTCCAATGCAGAAGATCAGCAGGATGCTACGCCCGAAGAGGTTGCCCAGGCCCACGTACAGGCATTTCGCGATAGGGACATTACCGAACTGCACGCTGTTCCTACGCTGTCGTTCCGTCACCGCCTCCTCGCGCAGTTTATTACCAAGAAGGAATACGCGTACCACATTGACAATGAACAACTGAATACTGTGCGCCAGCTTGAAATGGACACCGACAACTCCTACGTGCAAAACCTGCTGCTGGCCGCCGAGAATGTCGAAGGGATGAAAAATCTTCGTGACTTCGAGTTCTGGAGGCTTACCGATGCTGTTAAGCGCGTATTTGCTTCTGACAAAGCGACGCCTGATTTATCTCTGATGCTCCAGTTCATGAAGGCCTGGAAAACGACGGACTATATCGATCGCGGCCTGCTCGCTAATGAATGGATTAACGGTAACCGGGTTTCAACCATTCAGCGCACCGACACCGGCACTAACGCGGGCGGCGGCATCAAAACAGACCGTAATGCAGACTATGAGCATACGTTGGACACACTGGATATTGAGATCGCCTGCGCAACTCTGCCGATGGATTTTGATATTTACAATATCCCCGGCTCTATTCACCGCCGGGCTAAAGACATCGTTGCTGCAAAAGAAAGCCCCTGGAAGGAGTGGTCAGCAGCACTGCGTAAAACTGCAGGTATCCTGGATTACTCGCGCGCTGCAATTTTTGCGCTAATTCGTGAAGCGTCCTCAGCCATGACACAGTTTCCGGATCGCATGACTGGCTATATCAGCGCGACACTCAATGAATATAAGCATGATACACCTGAGGCCAGAATCCTCGCCGCTGCGCGACAGATTGACAGCGCGGCCGTGGTTGCCGGAGTCATTCAGGGCACCGAGCCGTCACACCAGCTCGTCACCACCGCTCAGCCAGAAGTAGCCAACCTCGGCGGCGGCAAGTTCTCCATCAATGGTCTGCTGGGTGATAAAGCAAACCCGGTCATCAATACCCCCTCAAACGAAGTCGCAAAACAGGAAGTGGAGAACGTCGATCATGTGCAGATGGAAGAGACTGACCCGAGCAAAGTCGAAGCTGGTAATGCGTTACCGGCAGTCGAAGTCGCTAATGAAGCTGCTGCACAAACAATTAGCGTAAGCCCGGCGGATATCCTCGCCGCTGCCACACCAGAACTGACGCGCAACGTTGTCCCCGATCTGGACCAGAATATTGATGCTCTTAGCCAGGATGAGCCGGAATTACCTCCAACCGAACCAGAAATGACAGAAATAGAACCGGTAGCGGATATTTCCGAGCCAGAGGCTGCTGCTAAGGAATGGCCAGCTTACTTCGAGCCAGGCCGTTATGAAGGTCTGCCGAATGACGTTTACCATGCCGCGAACGGCATCAGCAGCACCCAGGTGAAGGATGCCCGTGTCTCCCTGATGTATTTCGAAGCGCGCCACGTCTCTAGGACCATCCAGAAGGAGCGGTCGAAGGTTCTCGACATGGGCAATCTGGTGCATGCGCTTGCGCTGCAGCCGGAGACGCTGGCCGCCGAGTTCAGCATTGAGCCGGAGATC